TTCCTTGCTGCCTGTTTCCTTGCCCCCGCTCTGGGTCTGTTCCTGTTGTTGTAGGAGTCACTTTTGGTGGTATAAGAGGCTTCTTAACTGTTGTATCGACCCATTTAGTAAATCGATTCAATCCAGTTGTTAGGCCAGTTGCCAATGCACCGAGAGGGTTTTCTAGTTCGTCTAGTAATCCAACAATGCTATTAATAGCACCACCGAGGAGAGAATCCTTCCCTCCAAACAAATCTGTCAATCCCTTTTTGATACTACCAATTATTTCATCTTGAAATGCTAATCCTAAGCTAGCACCTAATGCACCAAGACCGAGCGCCTTGAGTAAATCACTACCTTCTGTTTTAGCTTGTTTAGCCATTGTGCCGATGGATTCTTTTTTACCAGCAGCAGTTCCAGCACCAGCGGGTTTCTTTAGACGACGTTTAGCTTCCTCGGCAGAAGTTTCTTTTTTGCCCAGCTGCTTACCTAGACCAATAATAGCAGCTTTGTTTTCTGCCATTTGCTGGTTGATAGACTGAAGGAGCGATATTTGTTGCGCTTCTGCTTTGGTTGCCATTTGTGATTACTTTCTACTCATGTATGCTGACATACCCATGTACGCACCAACGATACCAGCCATTGCAATGTAGAACAATGCAGAAAGATCCGCCAGTAGTCCTAATCTTGATTCTGGAATTAAGCCAGGTATAATCAAGACCACTGTGAACGAAATCATCGCAACGATGGAAACCCAGGCCATTCTACGTTGAGCTAGTTGCTTACGCTCAGCCATTTCAGTTTCTTTAATTTCTTTCATATGAGCTAATTCCTCATCAGTAACAATTCCATCACCATCCATATCGTATTGATCGTATTCACTATCTTTTTGTAGTTTCTTTTGTGCCATTTACATCTCCGAGTTTGACTGCTGCACCTCACTTACATGTTGCAATAGCATATCGAAGTATAAATCACGCTCAAACGGGTATAGATTTTCGATCTCTGTTATACTATATTTATGATGCTGGACCATGGAGAACACTGAAACATAATAATTACTTAACGTATTATGACCCAGCGCTATTAGAAAAAATCGTTCAGACCCTCCAATGTCCGTGTTCTTTTTTCCTTTTTCTTACCAGATTTAACTTCATACTCAATATCCATTGATACTCTTGGATATTGTACTAGAATTTTTGATATATCTGCCCACACGTTTGCCGGCAGCTGATCAAGGAAGTCTTCGATCTCTTTTGGCTTATAATCTTTGAGTTCGAACTCTTCTTCTCCTTGATAGACCTTTTTGATACAGTTAACAACAAACTCCGTGTTGGTCATCATCGATTCACCATCTGGTATCAAAAGAAGATCAGCATATCTTGGATATCTTACTTCAATCTTAATATCGTCTGAAACGTCAATAATACCATTTCCAAATTCAGAATTTAACTTCATTTGGGACAAGTCGATTACAACCTCGGTCCACTCTTCTGCCTCTTCATCCCAGATATTAATTTTAGATGAGTCAGCAACGCTGTTTGATCTTAGTTGAAGAAACGCATATTCTGTATCAGCAACAGGCCACTCGAGTGGATTGCCGTCGAACATACAATTACTAAGGACTTGATTGATTGCGTTGATATAACTATTTGGATCCCCTGCCTGTTGAGCAATGAGCAGGATCTTTTCTTCTTTGACCAGAAATGGTCTATATTTGATTGTCTCACCCGTTGATGGTCTTTGAAATTCAAAGATTGGGTGTTGGATTACAGGTAATCCCATAATATACCTCCATTAATTAAAGATTGCCACGTGCCACATTCAATATTGACCGCGTGTTTCTAACAGCGGGACTGTTTAAGAATCTACTAACTTGTCCTATACCGTTTTTGATTTGTCCAAGAATACCTGCTGGATTAGCAGATACTTGTGGTGGATCAATTTCACGGAACGTATAGTACTTATATGTCCATGCAATTGCTAAGGATTCAAATGAATCTTGAGCTGCCCATTCCATTTGGACGTCACTCATTTGAAGTGGAAAGCATTCTCTCAATTCGTATTGTAAAACTTTATTTGAAGCAACATCGAGTGTTGAAACGGTTATATCACAAATGTACTCTTTTCTATAAAGACTTAATCCAGGAGCATTTGGAATAGTTGTTGGACTTACTGAATCTACGCTCTTAGAATAGTCCATATATGCCATAGCGTTCATATATTGATTAAAATATCTTAATGTAAAGTTTGCTCCATCGACAAAGAACGTACAAGCAAAGTCGTTCACTCTAGGTTCACTTGCTCTGTTTGCTCTGAAACCATAGCCATGAGGTTTGTATTCAATTGGAGCAAATGTTCTGCCAGGAAGAGATGCAGAATTACATAGGAATGTCATCGTCTCCATATCTGATGCACTATACTCACCAGCTAAACATGGCGGTACAGACATTTCAACCAAATACAAGCTGGTCTTTTGCAGCCCGTTGAGTTCACCAAGTTTAGAAGTTAGTTTGCTAACAGCAAATTTAGATTGACCACCGTCAGCACCCAAACCAAGCAGACCACTAACAGCATTGACACCGGCACCAACAGCGCCTAGTCCAACACCAATTTTATTAAAAAGATCTGCCATTTAAATATTTCCTACTTTGTCTGCTGATTCAGCATATACTCGACCTTTACCTGCGCCAACAAATCGTTCTGTTGGTAAGAATAAAGCAACATTGTATTCATCAGGGTTAATTCTAATGAATGAAGACTTCACGTGATTATTTAGATACCTTTTCACACATGGTTTAAATAGTTTTAATGAAGAAGCCTTGTTTAACAACTGATATGATGCTCGAAAGTTTCCGTCTTGAAGTACTCCAGCGCGATCCATAGCATCAAATAATCTTGCACGTGCTATTGGTGAGATGTAGTGAAGATTCATTCCCAAAAATCCACCTGGAGCGCTTCCTATAGGAATCACTAATGGAAATCTATCCCAATAAGGTAATTTATCTTTTGTCTTAGCATCATATAAAAACATACACATTCCTCCAAAAGGAGGTGTTCTTGATCTTCTCTCGTTTGGTGCATTGATAACTCTTGATTGCTGTACGGTCCGAACATTTTGCCCGATCCAATCTCTTGCATCTGCCACGTTGTTTCGTATTTGTGATGGTGCTTGTTTTAACAAGTCAGCAAATAGGTAAGCCATTAAATACCTAACTCTTTCTCAGTCATTATCTTGAAGTCCCATTTCCTATCATCGCAAAACTCTTTTGCTGCTTTCCATTTGGCTTCGTTTACTCCCCACGTTTTGACTTCTCTAAGATATCTTCTGCTGATTCTACCTGTTGGTGTTTTGTTTTTATTTTTAATGTCAGGTGGTATTGTTTGAGCTCTTGGTTTAACTTCAATAACCATTACTTGTCCATCTCTCTTCTTTACCCAAAAGTCAGGAAAGTATCGATGAAACTTACCGTCTATTGGACTTTTGTAAGGTATTGCAAACTCTTCACTCGACCACTTATCAATTTCAGGGTGATTATCTAAGTAAATCATTAGTTTACGTTCCCACAAACTCCTATAAATAATGTTAGTGGGGTCACCTTTATATTTAGATGGAAATTTTGGTTTGTAGTATCCCTTGTAGCTCATAGGATTATTTATATGGCACTTAACTCACAGCATGAGAAACAAATTAACGATCCGCAGACGATCATATCTAGGAAAACAGATAATGGTCCTGGTGTACTATCGTTTCCGCTAGATGCTTCGGATTATAATTTCTTTTCATTAACATTCAGAGAGTTTCAGTACGCTACTGCAGCCAAGCAAAAAAAGTTTACTGTTAAAGAAACAATTATATTGCCGTTACCAACAAATGGTATAATGGATCAGTTGAGTATTAATTACGATAGCCAAGACCTTGGGGCTCTTGGTGGTGCGGCTGCTAAAAGTATAGCAGAAAGTATTGACTCTATTGGTGGTCAAATGGCTGCATCAGGTACGCCATCAGAAAAAGGTCATGCTGCTTTGACCGGTTATATTGCTGAAGTAAGAAAATCTGTATTAGCAGGTGCCGCTAAAGTAAAAAATATGGGTGCTGCTGATATGGCTGCTGCAGCGACCGCTGTGGTTGGTGGAGGTGGAGCGATTACTAGTGCTATCGGTAATGCATTAGGACAAGCTCCTAACCCACACGTTACTGCAATATTTAGAGGTATCAATCTAAGAGAGTTTTCATTTACGTTTAAGTTAATTCCAAACGACTATACGGAAGCAAATCAAATTGAGGCAATACTTAACACCATAAGAAACAGATCGTTACCTAAAAGAAATCCTAATACTGGTGGTTTGACACTTAACTATCCTCATGAAGCTGAGCTTGCAATAATTACAGGTTCAGAAACAGCTGGGGGTCAAATGAATACTATTCGATTCAAGCCTTGTCATGTTACCGGAATTGGTATTAACCATACTTCAGAGGGTGTACAATTTTATAGAGACGGTAAACCTCTTGGTAGAGATCTCACGTTATCGTTCAAAGAGATTGACTTCTGGAGAGCTGATGATTATGAAGAACCTTCCACTGTAATGGGTCTTACTACTTAGGAGCTGATAGTGTTACTCGATAAACTACCTAAAACTACCTTTAAGAACATTGAGATTGCTGATATTATTAGAGGCGTCAGAATGAAAGACTTTACATTCAACCAAGACTTTGCGTTGAATGATTTTATTATCAGATCTGAACACGTTAGACCTGATGTCATTGCTCATCTGTATTATGATGATGCAAGACTAGCTTGGTTAGTGATGTTACCTAACGTTGCTATTGATCCTTATTATGAGTGGCCACTAACACAAAGAGATTTTGATAGATGGATGGCAAAAAAATATGGTTCAGTTCAACAAGCTCAAGCAGAGATATTGTTTTACGAACACAAAACTAAGAACATAACAATATCAAAAGACACATATACATATTCTAATGATGCAAAGTATGTTTTACCGGTTGATTACACGCCAGTATATGCATATAGTCATTATGAAAGAATAAATGAAAACAGAAGACACATCAAACTAATAGATAGTCAATATCTAGTAACTATATTGGCGGATCTAAAGAGACTATTTAAAACCAATGGCTAGAACACCTGGAGTCGGCAAACCAGAAATACTTGCGTGCGTGATGTTCGTCCTTGATCACAAAGGATTGAGAACGCAAGAGTTTGACCTTCTCAAATACAATCCATCATTTACTGTCGTGCAGAGCATGAACAGCAATCATATTACTGCGCAAGTGCAGTTTACTGAATCTGAAGGTACGTTTACAAGATATAACAAGGTTGGTATACAAGGGCAAGAATTTCTTATTATTCATTTTCGCACACCAGACAAAAAAGAAGTTAAGTTAGAGTTTTTTGTTCATAAAATTGATGGAATTGATTTTTCCAGACAAAATCAAACGTCAATGCTTACATTGCATTGTGTTACAAAAGAGCGATTAATTAGTACAATAAGCAGCGTGAACAGAGGATTTATTAACAAAACGTTTGGACAAGCTGCAGCTGGAATTTACTATAGTGATATACTAAGAAATAGAGTGTATAGAAATTATTTTGAGGATAAGCAGTACTCACCTTTTGTTAGTTTCGAAATTAGAGAGTTTGATCTACATCCTACAGACGGCATACAAGATTGGGTTATCCCAGGACTTCAGCCAGACGATGCAATTGAGTTTTGTGCAAGAAGATCTCTCGGTAAAGGTACACCTATGAACTTGTTTTTATATTATGAAACGTTTGATGGTTATTGTTTTCATAATGTTGAGAAATTAATCAACGATGGATTAAAGCTCGTTAAAGAAAGAGATTTGGTATTTTTCTACAAACCAAATGAAGAAGGTACTATTCCAGTAGATCCTTTAAGAAAGGTTGAAAACATCGGTGGTGTTCATCTTGCTGATACGATAGACCGTATTGGAACAGGTGCGTTTAGAAATAAAGTTCGAACAGTAAATTTAATAAATCAAAACTATAATGATGTACGGTATAATTATTCAACAGAAAATAGACAAGCTACGCTTGGTGAAACATTTTTAATAGATAAAGAGTTTCAAGATGTATTCTTAGCTAATGATGAATATGAAATATTGTTGTTGAAAGATAACTCAAAGAAAAATCAATTCTTTGAATACATACAAGGTCATAGAATGGCTTACACACAACAATTAACAAGCATGACGTGTTCAATTGAGATACAAGGAGACACGTCAATTATACCAGGCACCGTATGTGAATTTAGTATACCAGAAATGGCTGGTACTTCTAGTACAGAGCGTATTGAGCCAACAAAGTTTTCAGGCAATTGGTTGATTTCAGATGTTGTCAATACATTT